GCTCAAAAATGCGCTCGAAGCCGGCCACGCCGCCGGCGTCCCGTGCGTTTAGGTAGGCCCACTTCACCCGCTTGCGGTAGATGGTAATCGGCTCGCCATCAAAGCGGGTGATGTCCCGCTCCCAGGCAAGCAGGCCCAGCATGCTGGGGGAACAGGTCAGCGGATCCTGGCTGGCCAGTGGGTAGAGCAGCCAGGTGCGCACCTGGCGCCAGAACCCCATGATCCCGCGTATCAGAAAGGCGGGCTCTTTGGGGTTCTCTGGCAAGGTTTCGCCATCCTCCCACCAGGGCACTGTGTGCGCCGGCAGGGGCGGAGCCTGCTCGTCATGTTCACGGGGGGTCATGCGGGGGTCACCTCCAGTGAGGCCAGGCGGGGGACCGCCAAGGGCGACACAATGTCGGTATTGGTAAAATCGAGGCTGGCCAGGGTCGGGAAGGTTTCGTGCAGCTCGCGCGCCAGTTGGCTGAACGAGAAGCGCGAACGGGGGGCGGTGCGGGTCACATCCGGGTAAGCGGTGGACTCACGAAAGGCAGCCCGGATCAGCGCCTCGATGCCGGCCAAAAGCGCGGCCAGCGCTTCCTCATCGAGGTTGGCCACCGGCCAGACGGTCACGCTGACATCCACCAGGGTATCGGCGAGCGGGAGCACCAACAGCGAGTCGCCGTGACCGTGGTTGCCCTGCACGGTCACATAGTCGTTGAGCTGGGCGATCAGGGTGTCCGGGGTCGGCCCCACGTCCAGCAGGATATAGGCGTTGGCGGTACCCGGCCCGCGGGGGCCATCGTGCTCAAAGTAGATCTGATCCGGGCGCACGCCGGCGACACTGGCCAGCATGCTGCGGTACACCGAATCGATGTGGTAATGGGACACGGCCGAGAACTGGTTTTGAATACGCAGGCCCAAGGAGTCGTCGTCCTCTTCATCGCTGCCCACCTGGGTGATCCAGTCCTGGCCATTGCTGGCCGAGACAATGCCGGTGATGGGTTCACTCAGCAGGTTGTAATAGCCCGGGGCCAGGTTGTAGGCCACCCCCGTCTTTTCGGCCTCGCACACCACCTGGGCCACCGCTTCGCCGGCAGGGCTTATCACGGTTTGTACCGGGCGCAGGCGGTAGACCACCCCGTTGATGCGCTCGGTACTGATCCAGACGCTGGCCAAGATGGTGACGGTGTCGGCGGGGTTGGCCTTGACGAAGTCGACCAGGCCCCGGGTTTTCTGGGCGGGTTTGCGGGTGAGGTCTACATCCCAGGCCTTGAGGTCGAGATAGGCGGCCTTGGCAGTGGCGGCAAAGCTGTTGGGGAGCACGTAGCCGGCGAGCAGGGTGCGCAGCAAGAAGGCGGCCGGGGTGACAACCACGCCTTGCACCAGACGCCAGAACGGGCTGACTGCACTGTCGTTGGAGATAAGCGAGCCGCTGGCCACGACTTGGCGTTTTAGCTCGGCGGTGATCGCCTCGTCGGTGGTGGGGATCCCTGCCTCATCGAGCAGGGTGACAAAGTTTACGCTGGGGCGGGCGCTCATAGGGTTACCTCTATCAATCCAAAGTCATAGGTCTGGGCGGTGAGGCCAATCAAGCCGGCCCGGGTTTCAATGAGCTCGATGGTGCCCGGTACCAGGCGCACATCGGTTTCGACCAGCAATTCAATTTCGGTCATCACGTCGGCCCGTTGGGTGGGGCTGCGCTCGCCGACCAGCTTGCGCGCCAGGCCAGACTCCATAATGGTGTGCTGGATGTCCTGGCCGATGCTGTGCCGATCTGCGGTGTAGCGGGGCTGGCTGCCGTCATCAAGCAGCCAGGCACCGCCTTCGACCCGGAGATCCACATAGAGAGGCTCACTCATGGCGCCACCATGTAGTCTTCTTGCGCAAGCTGGGCGGACGTCATCGGGTTCTGGAAGTAGTAATGTTGCTCGCCCACGGTGATGGTCTTGCCGGCATTGCCGCGCTGGGCACTGGCGTTGGCCTGGATGAGGCTTTGGCCTATTCCGCCAGGCGGCAGCGCCGTTTGCCCTGGGGTGATCTGGCTGGCCAGGGGCGCGGTGGTCAGCTGGTTTTGCCGTTGCAGTGCCACCTGTTGGGTGAGGTCTGGCAGCGCCCCCATGCCGCTGGTATCGACGCTCACGCCTGGGATGAGGTTCATCATCTCCAAGAGCTTGAGCACCCCTTTCATCAGGGTGTTCATGGGCCACAGGGCAATCTTGAACATCCAGGCCAGCACCTCGCCGACCGACTGACCGGCACTTTTCATGCTGTTCAGGGAATCGGTGCCGGCGCCCAGGGTCTTGAAGAACGACGCGCCCCAACTGATGAGATCGCCAAACAGGCCAGCCACCACACCGAGTACCTCGGCCAGCGGCTGGAACAGCTCGGACAGCACCGGGCCCAGCACGTCCCAGATCCCGCTAAAGAAGGCTTTGAGCGGTTCCCAGTACGCCACCACCAGGGCGATGCCGCCGGCAATCAGCAGCAGGGGCCAGAGCAAGGCGGTGAAGGCCGTGGCCGCGATGCCTACGGCACTGGCCAGGGCGCCGGTGGCCAGTGCGCTGATGCCCGACACCACCGCCCAGACACCTGCCGCGCCGGCCAGGCTTAATATCACCAGGGTGATGGTGCCTAGCAGCTTGGTCAGGTGCGGAAACATGTCCATCCACTTCTCCACCTGGGCGCCGCCATCAGCAAAGGCCTTGGCCACCTTGTTGATGGGGGCCAGCACCGAGCCCATGAGCTTGGTCTTGAGCGCGGTGCTGACCGCGCCCAGGCGTTGCCACTGGTCAGTCATGGCGCCGGCCATTTCCTCGGCCTTGGCCATGCCGGTGGCTTTCCCCAGCCCGTTGATTTCATCGGTCAGCGCGGCGGTGTCGTTCATCAGGGCGGTGACCACCCCGATCCCCGTTTGGCCAAAAGCCTGACCCAGCTTGCCCAGGGCATCGACCCCGAGCGTACCGCTGCCAAACTTGGCCTTGAGTTTGTCCAGGATGGCGACCATGGGCAGCATCTTGCCCTTGGCATCGGTGAACGACATGCCGAGCACCTTGCCGGCGTTGGGCACCGCAGCGAGAAAGGACTTGTACGCGGTGCCGGCGGCATCGCCCCCCATACTCGATTGCAGGTGGCCCAGGATGGCGAATTGCTCATCCATGGCGATCCCCGCCGTGGTGGCCTGGCGGCCCAGGTTGGTGAAGGCGGCCGACATGGCGTTGCCGGTGGTCTTGAACATCTGCACCGCGGTGGCGGTCTTGCCGGCAATGGCCTCAACCCAGTTGGATTTGCCCATCTGTATGGCCTTCTCTTTGAAGGTGCCGTACATGGTGCCCATGTAGCTGGTGATGGTGCCGGTGTCGGATTTGATGGCGGCCGCGAGCACCGCTGACGATTTGGTGAAGGTGGACAGCTCGGAGCCTGAGAGGCCCGCGATCGCGGATTGGATATCGTAGGAGGCCTGGACAAACTCGGTGGCCGATTTGCCGTACTCCATGGAGAACTCGAGCGCGGTCTGGGAGAGGCTCTGCAAGGCAGCCTGAGCGACCCCCAGGGAGGCCACTTCACCCAGCGCCCGGTCCATCTGGATGGCTGGGTCCAGTGCCCCATACAGCGCCATGCCCACGGCGGTGATAGCCGCCACGCCGCCGGCCATCTTGCCCCAGCCGGCGGAGGTGCGGGCAATGCCCCTGTCGATGTTGGCCAGCGGCCGCGTGACGTTGTCAACGATGCCGATCTGGAGCATCAGCTTTTCAAATGAGCCGCTCATGGTTCTCCTTGTCAGCCGTTGAATGCCTTGGCGATGCCGTTGGCCACGGCGATCACCTGGTTGTCATGGTGGTGGCGGTCCAGCCACAGGGCGCGGGCCAGTGTCTCGGTGTCATCCCCTTCACCTGGCAGGTACTGGCGACGCAGGATGAGCGCCTGCTCAAAGGGGTTAGCCGCGATGGCCTCCAGCCGGCTTAGGAGTTTTTTACTTCGATCTCCACGGTCGGGGCGTATTGCTCAACCACGGCCTGAGCCAGCTGGAAAGCCAGACCAGGATGGGTGTCGAGCAAGCCCTTGAGGGCGGCCTTGTCGTCTTGGTGGACCACGCGGTCGAGATAGCGTTTGCTGGGGCCGACCTTGTCATGGGGGGTCAGCTCGTTGATGTAGCCGTTATGGGCGGTCATGTTCGGGGTAAAGCGCACGTCGGTGCCGGCAATGCCTAAAGTGATGGTCTTGCTCATGGTTGGATTTCCTGTTGTTGAATAAACCAGTGTGTTTGCGTGTCTATCTGGGCCTGGCAGCGGCGCAAGGCGCCCTGCAAGACGGGAATAAAGGTCACCGCATCGCCAAAGGTGCGGCCGGTGAACGGTGGCTCAGGGCAGCGGGGCATCAGTCCTGCCGGGGGCAGTACCGGTACCCGCTGCACCACTGTTGTCGGCTGCGGGCTGCTGGAGCACGCGCAGAGCAGCAGCAGGCAGAGGCTCATCACGGCAGTTCGGGCGCCCCTGGATTGGGGCCAGGCTCTCTTTGACGGCATGGGTGCTCCGGTTGGTTTGCTGCGCAATTTCATCAAGGCGGGTGCCGAGCTGCTGGAGCAGGGCATAAGCCTGGGCGCGCTCGGTGGCGGCTTGCTTGAGCTGCGCCGCTTGAGATCCATTGGCCTGGGCGAGGTCGGCGATACGCTGACTAGACTGGCCGATCTGCTCATTGGCCGCATCGATGCGACCGCCCTGCCACCACACAACGGTGCTGAACAGGGCGACCAGCAGGGCCGCCTGGATCAAGGTCGTTTTCATGCGAGCACCCCGCCAAACTCGGTGAACTTGGCCAGCAGCACGGCCAGCGGGTGCTCGGGCTGGTTGTAGCCGGCGCCGGGCAGGCTGGCCCAGATGTTGCTACATTGAGTTAGGGCCTGCTCAATGCGGCCCGCCTCCACGTCGGCCAGGGCGCGCCGCTCGCGGATAAGCTGCACCGCCCATTTGTCCTGGGAGGTTGGGCCGAAGTCCGGCAGGCCGAGCTGGTCACGGTAGTGTGGCCAGTATGTGCTGAGGAACTGATAGCGGCCGGCGGCGGTGCTTTTCAGCCCGGGCCGCACTTCCATGAGCTGATTCGGGTGGGTGGCGTAGCTCTCAAAGAAGCCGCCCGGGTTAACCAGCTTGTTGTAACCGTCATCGCCGCGCCCCTTAGTGCCCTCACTGAAGGCGAGCATGTCCAGGAAGGCGCGCACGTTGCGGCTGTGGGGTTGCGTCATAGGTGCCTCGCTATTGCGATTTCTTGTTGAGCAGGTTCTTGGCGGCATCGCGCAGGGTATCGACCCCGAGCAGGCCAATCATGCCGCCGACAAAGCCGCCGGCCTGACTGGGTATCCCCACCCAGGTAAAGCCGCTGCTGGCAGCCAGGGTGATGGCGCCGCACAGCAGCATTTC